CCTGCTCCGCCTGTTAAGCTTGTAGCTGTTTTTTGATAGAATGAATTATCCCACGAATTGCTTGTAGAAACCATTACTAAATCTTTCATTACATATCTTTTTGCAGCAAAACCTTTAATGTCTCTTTCCCATGTCTGCTTTCTTGTGTCTGCTTCTGTGAATGTGTCTACCATTTAGTAACCTCTCAACTCCACACGGCAAACTTCGCTAGCTGCTGCTGTTTCTTGCAAATAGCCTAAGAATGCCCCATTTAATAAATCTGCTGCGTCTGCTGTTACAAAAAGATTTGCTCCGCCAATAGCGACAGCTGTTCCAAGTGTAGCACCTGCACCAGAATCTTTAATATCCCAAACTCCATCCATTGCAGCGCTTACAGTTGTTTTTCCCTCTCCACCTGTAAATTCTTCAATAGTTATTCCTGCGAAAGATTGATCTGCTGCCGAGCTTGCAGCTGCTGTATTTGGGTCTGCTGAGAAATATAAAATTGTTCCTTTTGGTATTGGAGTTGCTGTTGCAACTGTCCTGCTTCTAATAACCTTAGGTGCTATAATACAAACTGCTTCATCTGCCATGCTTTAATATAGAAATATCTTGTTTAAATATCTTCCTCTTTTAAGGAAGTCTCTTTCTTTTCTTCTTCTGTGAATTCTTTTATCTTTTCATCACATAAATCTATTATTTTTTCAGCCATTTCAATCTGCATTAAATTAGTTTTTATAAGAACTTCGTTGTTAAATTTGTTTGTTTCCCAGTCTGCTTTTGTTATTGGAATTTCCATTTTATTTTTTCTTTGAGACTGGGCTCATTCCTGTTCCAGCATATCTTTCTTCTGCTTCTCTTGCCCATTTTTCATCAGCTGTTTCTGGCTTTGTTTGATTTTGTCCTGCGTAACTTCTTCCATTAACTAACATTTCCGCAGTTGCTTTTTCAATTCTCTTTCTTTCGTCTGTTATCTGCCCAAGAGTTTTTTTAGTTTCTTCAAGAATTTTTTTTGCTTCGTCTATTGGGTTAAATTCAATTTCTGCCGCTGTTAGCACTTCTCCACTATTAACCTGCACATCTTTAGCAATTTCATCAATCATTAATATTTTAAACTTTGTTCCTTTATTAACTTTTCGGGAGCGTTAGAATTTTTTTAAAAATTATCGGAGCGACTAATTTACAAAAGAAAAAATCTTTGTCTTGCAGTATTCACTTTCTTCTTTTTTCCAATAATTTTGAAACTTTGTAATAGCAACAATAAAAGATGCAATTAATCCAAAAACTATTCCCTGCCATGATAATCTTCCGCTTGATAAACTTCCAAGAAAAACTAAACTTCCTGCTAAAAATGAATTTATAATATTCCAAAATATTTCTTTTTTATTCTTCTGTGAAATTAATTTTGCCTTTGTGTATTGATTTGCCATTATTTTTTCATTATATTATTTAATTTGCCTGCTTTTTTTTCATCACTTTCTGGAGGATTATTTTTCGGCAGCTCATTTGTCGGCATATCTCCTGCTGTTTCTGTTACAGGCTCAAGAGAAGCTGGGAACTCAAAGTTAATTTCTATTCCTAACTGCAATCTTATCTGCTCTTCCATAAACTTTTGTTTTCTTTCTGTCGGCTGTTGGAACGCTAAATAAACAATCTTAGCCGAAGCATCAGTTGTTCCTTCACTCCATCCTATAATAACTTCCGGACAATTACATGCGCTTACAAAATTTCTTAATAAATTATTTAGATATTGAATTGCATCTACTGCAGAAGGTATTGCTGCTCCATCTTTTTCTTCCAGTGTTTTATCTGGGATTACTATAATTTCACAATTTTTATATGAGCTGTTTAGTTTTGCTTCTACTTCTGTCAAAGTTGTTGTGTCGTCTGTATTTGCTACAAATAATCTTAATGGCCTTACTATCCTATGAAATCTAATTCCTAAATCTTCTTGTAATTGCTTTATTTGTTTTATAATTGGCTCTGCTCTTTTTGCTAAACTTTTTCCGTGTATTTCATCAGCTAATCTATTCCAGCATAAATGAAATATTTGTTTTGGCTCAAATTTATTAACCATCTTTTTCTGCCCAGAAATTGTAATGTATTGTTCATATCTATCTAAAATTCCGTTGTCATTAACTATAATTTTTATTGTTCCTGGATTTATCGGCTTTAAATTTGTTATTCTTCCTGCTTTATCTTTTATTATTTCAGCGAAAGAATCTCCGCAGATCAATGCAGTTCTCAACTGATTTTCAAAGATAGAATTTATATCATCTTTTCCCCAGCCTTTAATATTTTTAATTTTGTTAATTTCTTTTTCTTGTCCTTTAAAACCCTTTCCTACTGTCCAGCTTGCTAAAATATCTACTAATGCTCCAAAAATAGAAACTTCTTCGTAATATCCGTGCCATTTATTAAAATCTGGTGTGTGAGAGCTTTCTTCTCCTGTAACTCCATCTATTTTTGAACTTTGAGAATTATAAAAATCTGTTGTGTTTGCTGTTGGGTCTGTATATGAATTTGTGTTTAAAGTCCCTACAACTGAATTTGAAACATCCATGTTGGAATTAGTTAGAAGATGTTAATAAATGTTTTTATGCGAGATAATACACATTAATTTGAATAGAATTTATAAAATAATCTTCAAAAACTGCATCTCTATTTCCTGAATAAGCAACTCCGAAATTATCTTGATTAATATCTTCTGCTGTCCATGTTTCCCCCCATAAATCCCCACTTCCCCCATAATAAGAATACGCCTCTACCGTTGGTAACGCTGTTAATAAAGGTTTATCATCTCCGCCAATTACTCCATTTTTTACTAATTTTACAGAATTATCAAACAAAGTCGTTCCTGTTCCCGAGTGGTCTAATCTCCAAATCTTAACTTTTATTCCTGTGATTATTGCTCCTGCTGGAATTTCAAAACCAAAATTCGTGCATTTCAAATAATGAGTTACATCTGGCGAAGAAGTATAAGCATAAGCTCCGTCATTTGTTGCTAAGGCAGTTACATAACTTACTCCGTCAAAAAGCCATGTTTCTGTTCCAACTGTTGCGTCATCTGTTACTGTGCTCGGCGCTGTGTAGCCTGTTGTAGAAGTTATTAATAAATTACTTGCACTGCTTGGGCGTTGTGTATTTCCCTGGAATGATAAAACTTCGTTGTCATTCGGAGAATTTTGAAATATCCTGTTTGAAAATAAGCCTGTTCCGATTGCTAAAACCATGTTAAACGCTCCCCAAATAATTAAAAGAATAATTAAAAGTATTAGCCACTTTTTATGCTCCATTTATAAATTTAGTTTTATCCGAAGTTTTTAATAAGTCTATACAATCTTGAAATCTTTTATATAAAATTGTAACCATACTTTCAGCGTCTATTCTTTGAAGTGCAGTCATTGCTGTTCCGCTCATGTCGTAATTAATAACATAAATTGCTGCGAGATTGCTCGCTGCTTCCTGCAAAATATATTTTACATCAACATTTAAAGAAGAATAATTGTCTGAAAAATTATAACCTGCTGCGACATTAATGTAACTTTCAGCCTGTCCGATAAAGAAATTTGTATATGCTTCTGTTGCCGAAGTTGCAGATTTTCTTACTCCTGCTTTATAGCCTATTTGCGCTGTTGTTGCGAAAATTCCTGTATCTGCCATTCTTAATACGAATGAACAAACATATTTAAAGATTTGTCTTGGACGCAAAGCCAGCATGCCCTTATAATTCCTTCTGCTATGTGGCTTCCTATAATTTTATTGCCTTCTTCAAATTGAACAAACGCCAATGCTGCTTTAATCTCATCATCTTTTAATAACTTTATTCTGTGATTTTCAACCAGCATTAATAGATTAATATACATTTCTTCTTTTAACAATTTCTTAGACTTTTTGCCCTCGCTGTCTGTTTGTCTTGAAGCATTATTTAGGGCAAAAGTCTTTCTTTTCGTTTTATAATTATTCATTAATTCTGAATATACTCCGAAGCCTACTCCGCCGTCATCAATTCCTATCTGCTTATAATTATAAGAAATATTTAGAAGCTTTATTTTTTCTGCTGTTTCTGTCGTAAATTTATGCTTTGAAATTTCATGCCCTACTTGTTCAATCTTATTTTTATTTGTTCCATCAAAACTTTCAAAAGTGTTTTCATCTGTTCCAAAGCCTGCTATATCACAGCCTAAATAATATTTTCTATTTGGCAATAAATTTTCTCTTCTTTCCAATACGCAGATCTCTTTTATCTGTTCGTCTGAAAAAACTCTATGAAGTTCATCTAAAAACTGCGCTAAATATTCCTGCGCATATTGAAGTTTTGACATTCTTTCTTTTTCTCTTGCTAAAAATTCCGGCGAATGACGAGGGCAATCTTCCGCTGAAACATACCATTTTTTGTAATGTTCATCTTTAGAAGCTTTGTAAAAAAATGTTTCATTTCCCTCTTTGTCTTTTTTTCCGTGCGGCGTGCTTGCTATATCCATGCTTCCTTTAGAAACTGACAGTGTAGGCGTTGCTGAAATAAAATAAAGTTCGTCCATTCTACTTCCTTCATCTACCATTAATTTTTTTAAAGTATATCCTCTTGTGCTGTCTCCCTCTTCTCCTGCTGCATAACATAAAATTCCCGAGCCATTTTTAAATAATAATTTGTGCATTGTTGGTTTGTCTCGCCCTTTTGCTATTTCTTTTGGATATTTTTCTTCTGCGTAAATCTGCGCTTTTGCCAGCATTAATTGCGCCTGTCTTTCTGTCAGACTTGAAATTAAAACAACTTCTCCTTTTCCAAAATCATTAATGCACATTTCTACAGCCTTTATTGACATTGCAGTTGTCTTTCCTCCCTGACGCGTTGATAAAAGAAAACAATCTTGATACCAGGGTGTTTTTATATATTCTTTCTGCCAGTCGTCTAGAGTTTCCCACGGGCGATTTAAGTCATAAGACTTCCCTTCAGGAATGTTCATTGTCTAAAAATCTCCTGCAAATCTTCTTTACAGATTGCTCCTGCTTCGTTTGGCATCACTTTTAGCATTGCCTGGATTTCTTCCACGTCCTCTAGATTTGCCTGTTTTTCCATAAAATTTTTTGTGAAGTCCTACATCATATAAACATTTAATTAATTCAAGATTCGCTTTACATTACAATAAATGAACAATCATATAAACCGTTAAGATATTGCATATCTTGTTCAATCTTAGTTTTTAATGACTCATTGATTGTTTTCATATTTTCTTTAATAACTCTCTTTGATTGAATTAACCTTATTCTTCTTCCCTTTGTATCAATAGCAAATATATCCACTTTAGAATGACTGCCTGCACTTCTTTGCACAATATCAAACCCTTCTTCTCTTAACTTCTCACAGATTGCATATTCTTTTCTTCTTCCCTGCTGATAGATTGAACTCATCTTCTTTCTTTTCTTTTAATTTCTTTTGATTGCATAAACTCGATTATTCTTAATCCTGGGTTTTTCTTTTCTTCTTCTAAGAACTCATTAAATAATTGTTCTATTTTTTCTTTATCTATCTCAAAATTATTAAATGTTTCTCTCTTCATCTTTAAAAGATTTTCTTTTCTTCTTTGTTGCTTTTCATCTGCTTCTTTTGTTTCTTCTTCAGACATTAACTTTAAGTTTTCTTCTTTCTTTTTTTCTTCTTCTTTTATTTCATTCTCTAAAATATCAACTTCTTTGTTTAAACTTTCTGCTTGTTTAATCTTTTCTTCTTTTAATTCTTTTAGTTGTTTGCCTTTGTTAAAATAATCTCTTAATAGTTCAGTAATTAAAGAACTTCTATTTTCTATTTTCATTAATTCATTTACTAAATCATTTGGAATGTAAAAGTTTATTGCTCCCATTCTTATTTTAAAATATCTATGTATTTAAACATTTGTATGTATATGTATATATGTATATAGATATAAGATATAATATATAGATAAAGTTCCATTGGAAACATACCCCCCCATACCTACATTTCCTATGGAACTTTCCTTAATTTCAATTTCTGAGCGAAGGATTGAGCGAAGGCAGGGCGAAGGATTGAAGCCCTGTTCCCCCATTCCCCCTTCCCCTATCCTAACCCAGTTTGGTTTAATCTCTTGCGGATGCAACTATATGGTTTTGGTTATGGGTTAGGATTGACTGCGGAGCAGGCGAAGGACTGAGCCTGCACTATGTGGGTTTGGAGTGCGGAGCACGGAAAGGGCGGAGCCCTATAAAGTAAAGCCAAAATGCCTTAAATAGATGAGGTGGAACCGTCATTTCCAGTGGAAATGCAGATATTTATGGCTTTTGGGCTGGGATATTCAGGTTTAGGCAGCCCAAAACCTGACAACTTTCAAGAAAAAGGCAGACGGCCACTTGTGGCTGGATGTGAATTTGCTCCGCAAATTCAAAGAATCCAAACTATAAAAAGTTTGCCGGTATACCGATTATCTTGAAAGTAGGCGCAGAATTAGACTTCCCTTAAATGAAGTTAAAAAATTAAAAAAAAAGAAAAAAAATAAAATATTTAAACTTTCTTAGTAGTCAGGGAATTCTTCTTTAGCTTCTCCAGGCCTTACAACTTCTATCTTTTCCTCAGCTTTTTTTTCCATAGGCTTTGCTTCAAATCCTGCAATCAAATCTTTAACCATTTTAACTGCATCTTCTGCTTTCATTCCTTTTCCGATAATTAAGTCCTTTGCATAGCTGACTTTCATACTAACTGGAAAACTCTCTCTTAAATTTGCTGGCTTTTCCCCTTCAAATTTTGACTTTTTCTCACTCTTTGGCTCATACTCTTCACTTTCTTCATCTTCGCTTGCTTCTCCCAAAAATCTTCTTATATTCTTGAAGCCATTTGCCTCAGCAACTTCTACTTTTGCAGTTTTTCCTTCAAAGTCTTTTAATGCTTCACAGCTTTTCTTATCAAAGCAGCTCATCCAGCCTTCAGAAGTTTTAAATCTTGTATATCGCTTGCCTGCCTGAGTTTTCTTATCTTCAAATTCCAGAATTTCTAAATTTTCTTTTGTCATTTCTCGCTTTTTATCCTCCTTTCAGTTTTGTCTTATAGACTATTCCCGCAGATCTCACACTGCCAAACTCCATTCTTGAAATAACGGCCCTGATTTAGTCATTTTGATGTTTCAAACTCCCTTTCAAATAAAGCATAAACAGGAAGCCTTAAATTATTTTGTCTGCTTCCGCTTTGAGCAAAATCAACAATCCTTCTGTAGCCTGTTGCTTTGCTTAACATCATTTCAATAACTCCATTCATTTCTGCATGATTATGAAGCCAGACATGCTGTCCAAGCCATTCTATAAATTCTTTTTTCTCATCAAAGTCTATATCAAATTCAATAAATTTTATTTCTCTTATTCCTTCAACAAAATTAATGCTTTCATAATCTCTTCTTTTTTTTCTTTCATTAAAGAATTCGTCTAATCTTTTGTAATCTCCACTATTCCCGAAGCACATCATCATTAATCTGTATTGCTTTGTCATTTCATTATCCAATTTAAAAATTTATTAAATAAAATTCCGAGGAGAAATCCTAAAATAAAAACTAAAACTTCGTAAATCATTTTCTTAACTCCTTATATGCGCTTATTCCTTTTGTTAATTTATTTATAATAAAATTGTGCCATGAAATGTTATATCCAATTTCTTTTTTTGCCTTTTTTAATTTCTTAAATTCTGCGTCTGTAAATGTTACTCTTATATCTTTCATAAAATACACACGCACACACTCTTTAAATATATTTCTAACTACTTTATAGTTATCTTATTAATTTTCCAGCAAAATGATTTGTTGCTCCATTATTATTTATTGTTCTATCGCTTCCGTGATTTTGCTGACAATAAACTTCAACCCAATCATTAACAGCCATATTTATTAATGCGCAAACACTCAAATAATTTTCTATTGCTCCTCCTAATGTATGTGTGTGCAGTCCTATTGGCGCGCTTGAAGAATTTTTCATAATATAAATCATTCCTGTATCTCCCTCTACTAAGTTTGTGAAATTTATACATGCCTCAAAAAGATAATAACCTGCTGTCTTTGCTGTAAATCTGCTTGAAGCAAATTCATTATTTACATCATAATCTTCGCTTCCAAAAGTTACTTTCGTTATTGTTCCTGTTGATATTGTTTGGCTTGTTCCTGCCCATGCTCTGAAACTTGAATCCTGTCCTAAATGCAATGTTGTAGAAGCGATATGAGTATCATAATCCTGAATTTTTACATTTGTAAGGCTTGTTCCCTGAACAGAAAGTCCAGATGCACTTATGGTTAAAATATCAAACTCATTAACTTTATTCTGTATTGTTCCGCCTGTCCATATTGTATGCGTTCCTGTTCCTGCATTATCGTAGCCTACATGCGTTCCTGACGCAACTGATAATTCTATATGAGGGATTTTAGAATGATCTGCTGAATTTATTTCATCCGTATAAATTGTTTTTATATCTCCAACTTTTCTTATTTCATAATCTTCTAAAATTCCTGCTGATTTATGAAGTTCTGCTTCATTAAATTTCTTAGGTTCTAATTGCTTTTTTATTGACTGCATTATTAATTAAGAAATAAGAAATATAAAAATCTTTATGCTGCGGCTCTTACATATTTCAAAACTGCAAAAGGAGCTGTTGCACTTCCCCCCGGAAGAATTACTAAATCGTGATGGTCTGTTACAAGAGCATCATTTCCTGCGTCCATTGCTGCAACTGCCAAAGCTAAAGAAGCATAAGTCCCTACAATAGTGACGGTTAAATCTCCAGCTGCCATTTTAAGCCTCTTGCACAGATGTAATTAATTCCCAGCTTGCTGCAGCTGCTGCTGCTGCTTTCTTGAAACAAAGTTTATTCTGTGTAGAATCATAAATAATTAATCCAATCTTTCCAACAATAGTATTTCTTACTGCCGTTGTCATTTGTGGAATTGTTAAAGAAGTTGGCTCTAAAATTTCAGTTTCATAAACCATTTTATGCCCTCACATTTGTCAATAGACATAAACTTTCTGGGTCTGTTAATTGACAAACTCCAATTTCAGAAGCCCTTATAGTATATTTTTTCTGAGGGTCTATAATTACATCAACTGTTAAAGGTTGTGTCTGCTTCCAAGTTGCGCATGTCTTTTTAATTCCTACAAGAACTTTATCGTTTGTTATTACTGGTGTTACTCTAATCTCTGCAGTTAAAAGTTTAGCAACCATTCCGTTTTCAATATTTCCTTCTGCTAATTTGAATGTTGGATGATTTAAGACTTTTGAATTTGTAATTAAATAAGTGAATGTTGCTTCATTCATTGCGAAAAATCCTCTGCCTGATGAGTAGAAAGGATATCTGTCTGTGTTTATTGCTTCTGCGCATCTTGCTAAGTCAAATACTGGATCTCTGTTTGCTATTGTTGCGCTGTCCCATTCATAGCCTGCTGTTATAGCAACTGTGTTAATTGTTGCAGGTGTATCTGCTTCTGATAGAACATTGTAAATCTTATTATCTACTGAATAAACAACTGCATCGCTTACATCAGATATAGTTTCAGCTTCAACTGAAATATTAGAAGTTAAAATATCCTGCCAGTAAATTACTCCTTCTCCTCCATGCTGTAGAATTATTGCATGCTTTAAAGTAACTCCTCTTTCTAAGAATGGAAAGTCTGCCCCTCTTGGGATATCTCCTACTGGACTTCCTGCTCCACCAGTCAAGCTTGTAGCTGTTTTTTGATAGAATGAATTATCCCACGAATTGCTTGTAGAAACCATTACTAAATCTTTCATTACATATCTTTTTGCAGCAAAACCTTTAATGTCTCTTTCCCATGTCTGCTTT